GTAGAACTTATAGCTATTGGACCAACTTTAACTAACCCTGTCGAAGGAGAAGCAGTGTTGTCAGCAAAAAATAGTCCTGGCTCCCCTGCATTATTATTAATAGCCAGCTCAGCAGCACCGAGACGAATAGGAAAAGGCCGGTCATAAAGAGTACTAGAACGACGAGAAAGAATTTGTACCGCCATAATTAAACGTTAATGTATAGATCAGAATCAACAACTACATCCTGATCGGTAATAGGACTGTAAGTACTACTGTCTATTGTACTGTTTGAAGCCAATACTTCAATAGGAGTACCATTAAGGTATTCTCCTGCATCTACAACTCCTGCTTCAAAGTTTGTACCATATTCATCAACAGGTTTATCAACTATACCCAGTTTTATATCTTCTAACAGCGTTGGAGATCGATTAAACAACTTATTAATTAACGTAATCATTCGATTAGTAGTATTAACAGCTTTTCCACTACGACTTAAATTGCCATCAGCATCACGCTTCAAACCATCAGTAAGAGTCATCCCAATAAGTGATGGATCAAAATCTGCGACTGATTGAGGCTGATTTCTGTTTCCAGTAACATTTTTACCCCCACTCCAAGGTGTATGCTGTTGAGTTAGCTTCAATAATTCAAAAGCACCTTCTAAACGCTCTCTTTCTCTCTCAAAAGTCTTCTCGAAGCGCTTTAAACCATCCCCAATAGGCTTATCACTTGGTTCAAGCAACCAAGAACGCACATAATCATGTTTTTTTAGGTTAGTAACACTGCAATAACCACTAGCAGACTCGCTAAAAGGATAAATAACAGTGAAACTGTTCGGATCAGGTACCGAAGTGATCGTATATTCACCAGAAACTGCATTTCCACTTGTAAAAGCTAGTTCAATCTTAGTATCGACTTCTAAACCGTGATTATCAACGTTAATAGTGATATTTGGACCAGTCTGAGTGTATTTTGCCGCTAATTTAATAGGTTCATTACCTTCATCATGAGTAATGGCGAACATAGCTGCATAAATATGTTTACACCAACGTATTTGGTAATACATTAAGCTTTGAAAGTCAGTATCAGTCGTATCTTCGTACTCGGGCAGTTCATAAAAATTATTAATAGCTACAAAACCGAGATCTCGGAAAGTACCTGGAATATCTCTCTCATCACTTAATGTTCCATCAGTCTGTAAAACTTGTCCAGGTTTTGTAGACCTTACTGAAGTACGAGGAAACTTTTTATTGCGTAGATCACTATATAAGTCATAGCTATCACGTCTTGCAAAATCTTGACAAGAACATTGCCAACGCAATTCAGTAGTTAAATATCTTCCGATAGTAAAACCTCTATGAGCAGGAACTACAGTTGATGTTTTCTCGTCAGCAGTTGTTGCACCATAACTATCCTTCCTTTGGAAAATTATTTCTTTTGTGGCGGCATCAAGTCCTGTAACCGTGTAGCCAACATAGTTTTTATAATCACGACCACGCAATAATCTACTAACTGTTAGATTTCCAGACGTAGTGCCACTCGTTATTGTTGTTACTGTGAATTGAGTAGTACTGGTAACAGTAATTGTATATCTACCAGAAGCGACGTCGCCACTAGTAACATCAACAAAAACCTTATTTCCTGTAGATAAACCATGAGCTGAAGGGCAAACAACTGTAACAGTAGACCCACTCCTTGAATACGTAGAAGCAAGACCTGGATCTTTTTCAATAATACGATCAGCTAAACGTTCGCCTGAAAAGAAAGAAAGTTCTGTAGGCAAATAACGAAGGCGAGTTCGTGTAGTGGTCCAACGTGAGTCCCCAAAAGTAGTCGATAAATAATAAGTGACATTCCCATTGTTTGTAGCTGATGCAGAAGTAGTTACAGTAAATGTATTTTGTGTAGTACTAACAATTAAAAGTGTTTCATCAACACCTCCTCCTGTTGAAATATCTAGCCAAACACTCTCACCTGGATATAATCCATGATCTAGTTTAGTGACAACTAATGTTGTACCTGATTGACTATAAGTAGCACTTACCGACTTACCTAAATATCTAACACCAAGAATAGGAAGACCATAATCATAAAAACTAAATGCGTCAGTGTCTCGCATTCCAACCATTTGTTCCCCTAATTCCTGATTAGTAGAAGGAAAAGTAAAAATCCTAGCTGGTATAAAGACACCCGGAAACTGCTGAAAAGTAAAATATAAACGATAATCTCCACGGCGTTGTCTTTCGCCAGCTGTAGAACCTAATAAACTTTGGGTTAAAGAATATAATTCATAGCCACGCCTCCAGCGACTCCATAAAGAATCAGTATTATAAAATCTAACTTCACTATTTTTATAACTTCTTCCACCACTTTCGGTAATAGAAAAAGCTCCACTACCATCAATGTTTTTTGAAAAATCAGTATCGAACTTTAACTTCGATGAATTATCAAACTTTCCTACACCGAAAGGCATTGTTCTCTTTAATAGTATCCACCTTGTACATTACAATAGAAACCGTTAGTTAATGCCGCAGTTCCACTTGCAGAAACATACAAAGCTTGTCCACGCTTAAGCATTAAACCTCTCTGTTTAGGAGCTATCTCATTATTAGCCGATCCCCAGTTTGCAGCACCAGACTGAACAGTAGGATGATTAATAAGAGGAAGTACCTCCTTCATAGTCAAACTGCAAGACTGTTTTGAAGCAACAGATTCAATACTGGCGACAAATAAAGGGAAAAATTGGTTAATATTAGTGAGTATACCGGTACTTACTAAGTAGAAACAGAAATCAATAGGAACATAAACATCTACGTTACCTGTAATTGTTCCACTAGCAATATTAGGAATCGTAGCTGTAAATGTAGTAGAAGTAATAGTTAAAACTGTAAACTTACCATCAATTGGTACAGTACCGGAGTTATAACTTGTGAAATTTAAAAATACTTCCTGACCAACTTCTATATTATGTCCAGCAGTAATAGTTACCGTAACCGTTGTAGAAGCAGCAGAATATGTACCTGCAGTAGCTGACTTTGCATCAATAGCTTCCTTTACTCGTTTGGAATATCGAAACCAAATTTCATCTATATAGGCTCCACTAATAGATGTATCAGTTAACGCAGAGTCAACGTCGAAAATTTTTGTCGCATTACCAACAGAAGTTGGGATAAGACTTGTAGAGAATAATTGTCCTGAAGCAACAGTCAGTAAGGTCGAACCCGTTGCCGGACGATCCACCATTAATGGCTGTTTATTTGAACTACTGCTTGACACGTTTATTTACAGATAGACTTAGAACTAATTATAGCCGAAGGTTTTTTACCAACGAGCTACTTTTGGATCTAAATCTTCTTCAAAGGTTCTCCAAGGATCATCCTGGGTATATGCATCATCCTTTTCCTGTGTTTCCCAAGCATCACTATCTTTAGGAACAAATCCACGTCCTACACCTTGAGGAGCATCTTTGTATCCTAATTGAAGATCGGAGATATCTTTCTGCCCTGCCATTCTTGTCGCCCTACCTTGTTGAAAACGTCTACCAGTGTCAGGTCCTTCAGATTCCCAAGGTATATTTTCTCTTCTCGCACCAAACAGATAGCCGTTCCTAGTCGTAGGTTGAACAGCGTTAAAACGGCCTGCCATCTTATGCAGCCGCTACATTGAAGGTTACAGTGGCAGCAGTTCCTCCTGACTCACTCACCCAATTTGTTCGAATCCATTTAACTGGTCTACCAGAAACACTATAAACAGTCGTACCGTTAGCAGTTATTGTTTGATTAGCAATAATTGGAGCATAAGTTGTACCATCAACACTACCTTCTAAACCAACAATTACATTTGTATCTACACTAGCGACAGTAACAATAAGAGTGTAATCTTTTGTAGAAAAAAGGTTATTAACAGCTACCTGCAAAGCAGTTCCAGCAGCTGGAGCAGTTAAGGTACTCTCAATACTGAAAATAGTGTCCTGAAAATAAGTTATCGCCATGAAATTAAACTAAGCCTACCAACTAGAATAACAGGGGGAAATGCTACCTGCTATCACGGAACTTATTCTTAAACTTAGATTTAAAAATACCTAGAAACTCTTTACCCTTACTTTTTTTAGTGGTAGCTGACCTATCTGAATCGGAAGTCCATCTCTTATAACCACCTAAAGATTTAGGATCCTTTTTAGTATCCTTAGTTCCATAATCATCACTACCCCAGTCGAGGTCATCCATAATAGACATAAATTTCTCCTTAGAGTTGAGACCTGTTTTTTAACATCTCAGGTCTAGTAGTTGTTGGTCTTGCAACCCTTGGATTCCTATTAGATGAATGTAGTTCACGTTCCACTTCAGTAGTCTCACTCAGTGGTGGTCTATCAACTCTTTCAGTCTCCCTATCCATACTCCCGCTACTCATCCTTTCTGCACCTTCCGCTATAGCACCACGTCTTTGAGAACCTCTTGCACGGTCTTGGTTATCCCTTTCATTTTGAGAAGCAGAATAATCTGTAGCTAATCGTTTAGCTCTTTCTCTTTTAGCAACTGGATCAAGTGGCATAATAGGTACCTCTAACGACGATAACCAGAGACATAATCACTAATAAAACTCTTTCCTCTATCGTAATCAGAAGATTGTGATGCACCACCGGTTAATAAATTCCTTCTCTCTTGATCAGAAGAAAGACCAGGGGCTTTAGTCTTCTGTGTTTGTAGACCGCCATATTTACTTTGTAGAATCTCATGAGGAGATTGTGATGCACCACCGGTTAATAAATTCCTTCTCTCTTGATCAGAAGAAAGACCAGTGGTTTTAGTCTTCTGTGGAACTTTTCTCGGTGGTGGCGGCCAACTCTGTCTAGTTGTATTCGTTTTGTTAGCTTTATCCATTTGCACTTTCATATGATCTGCAAATGCATCAAGTTTTTCTTTACTTACAGGTCCAGAAGATTTATGTTTAAATGTTGGTCCACCTTTTGCTTGATTCTGCTTGTTTATTTGATCTGAGACATGTGATCCAATATTATCTACTGTTGCTTGGTCTACCATTCCTCTACTACCTCCTCTTCCTCCTCTTCTAAAAGGATTAGAAGAAACTCCTCCTCTTCCTCTATCTCTCATCTGTCTAGGATCTCCTCCTAGTAGTTCTCCATGTCTACCATATCCTCCACGTCCACGACCTTCTGCCGCTTGAGCAGTTCTACCTTGAACTCGTCCTGCAGTCTGACCTTCTAAAGCTGACTTTGTATCTTCATATCTTCTTTGATTACCCCTTTCGAACCTACTATTATCAATTTCGGTTCGTCTAACATTTCTCCTATCAGCAGCTTCGCGACTTTTCACTTGTTGTGCTCCACGGTGTCCAGCAGCTAAATCCTTAGCAGTAGACCTCCTCTCTGTATTCTCAGCTGCAGCTATTCCTACAGATCTAGATGCTTCAGTACTCTCAGGCGAAGAACCACCGGCACGAGCTCTCGCCGCTTCCATATCTTTTTTCTTATCGTGATGACGTCCTTGTTCTCCATATTTCTTTTGAACTTTATTCCAACTCTGTTTCCGAGGATCATCATCGGACATTCTTCTAAAATCAGATTCAGTAAGTCGACCAGTAGCCATGATTAAAAATCTCCTTTAACGATGAGAGGTTTCAAGAACAATCCTTGTACCAACAGCAACATCTGCTGGTCCAGGTAAAGCCTGAATAAATTCAGCACCTTCTCGATTAAAACGATATCGAGCTTGCTCTGGATTCCTATAATTAGGAACATATAAGTGTAATGCTAAACGATCTGTTTCATATAAATAAATCTGTGTCCAAGTCTTTAATGTATCCTTGAAATCAGATGTCGAAATTGTACGGTCAACGTCACCCAAAATACTTTCAATACGACTTTTTGGTACTGAATCATTATTGACACTACCAGTCATATCGGTACGCTTTTCAGCTTCGTCACAACGACCTATCTGCTCAACAATTTTGTCATACCAAAAGGAGTCTTGAACATTATTCATTGCTTCTTCAAGACGTGCTTGGTCACCAGCAGGGACCGAAGTTAAGTTATAACCTAAATGCCAACGGACTTTAGATTGTACATATGTATCAAGCTTCATTAATCAACATTAAAACGAGCCTAGTATCAGTCTACTCGGACTAAGTTCTCTTTGAAAATCTGATCCCAATCTACTCTTTTAATATTTCTCAATTGTTCTAGTTTTTGGAACTTTTCTCCAGATTGAGAAGTTTGAAGATCTTTGATGTCCCTAGCTGTTTTAAGCCCAACGCCAGGTAATGCATCCGCAATTTGACGTGCAGAAGCATTATTAATATTGACACGTACATCGACTGGGAATGTCTCTCGCGTAGTTAACTTAGCAGGCTTTACTCCTTCAGCTGCTAACTCTGCAGTAAGTCGCTCTTCTGTACGCAACTTCTCATTAGTAGCATCTAAATGGGGAGTTAAATCTCCCTCATCTACATAAAGAACTTCATCTTGGGCATCAAGACACATCATGATCCCATCGCCATGTTTTGATATGACTTCCACAAGACCACCTGTGACTCTGTACTGGTACAACATAAAACGATTTGTTAGTCTCTGATTAGCTTACCAAAGTAAACCCTTGCTTTCAACATCACGCAGGGTGATTCGGATGGGAATTATCATTAATCAAAATCCAAAAGAGAATAGTAATTCCAATTATTAGAGCAAGAGCTAAGGAGATCATAGAGGAGAAACTAGATATAAAGAGTATAGACAAGAAAAAAGCGAGCCACAAGGACCCGCCTAATTCTTTTAATCTAAAAAGATATTACTCGTCGTTACCGCCTAGCTGAGAAGCAAAGTCGATATAGCCTTGAATATCATTCCAAGAAACACCAGCAGCAGGACGTAGATAGTTCACGCGGCACAGAATGTAGCCAGCGCGACCAGCAGTTGAGTCGTCAGCACTAATATAAACACCGTCACCAGTCACAGAAGTGTTAGTGATTGCGTTTACGTTGTATACCTTAAATGTGGTATCTGCTACAACCTTATACATCATGGAATCAGCAGCGTCAGCAGCAGCAATTGTGCTAGTTACGCTTGACCAGAATGGTAGGTTGCCTGTTGTTACGTCAGAAGCTCCTTGAGCGAAAGCACTAGAAGCAGCGGTGATAGAACTAGAAGCAGCAGCATTTCCTAATAGTTGAGTGGCTGGAACACCAATTGGTGCACCACTGTTATCAGGTCCTAGAAGTAATAGTTCAGTACTTGTTGCTCCTAAATCAGCTGTTACAGGTGCAGCAGGGAAGCCTGCGCGATCTGCAGCAAGTGAAGGAACATCCTGTCCTATAGCGATTGAAGCGCCATAAACATAAGCTGGACGCTCAGCACTAGCTTGTACAACAAGGCTAGTACGATCATTCCGAACTCTATCGCCACTACGGCGATCAGGAGAAGGTACTGTGATGCTAAAACTCTTGTAAGAGGCTTTGTCAGCAGCTACGTTAGTAACTTTTGCATAACCAACAAGTTCGAATGCTTCAACACCGGGAAGGCCGAAAACGCCTTCGTCGTTATAACCAGATAGTCTATTGATCTGGTTACCTGGCTGAAGAATAGCTCCAGCGCTAGATTTGTAAGTTGCCATTAGTTAAATACCTCCTTACTCAGATACAGTGAAGGCTGTAGTGATGAAATCCTTGTTCAAGTTCGCAAAGCCGGCATAAAGTTGCCATATCAAAATGATAAAGCGACTAAAGTCGTCGTTGTTATTAATTAGAACTTGAGCATTTGGACCACCAATACCTACACCGATTGCCTGAGGACCGAAGAATAATCCTGCAGGAGTGTCTTTTGAAACGGCTCCATTACCATCACCGATGTCGACCGTGATAGTTTTGCTTGGGAAGTTTGTAGATTCGAAGAATCTTACACCTTCAAAAACGAAGCCTGATGGCATAACTGGCTCTCCAGCTACGAATTGTGCCTGACCGAATTGGCCGCCACCGTAGATAGCTGAGTTAGGAGCTTGTGCACCCATAAGAGGGTTAGGAGCGCCCATTCCTGGGTAACGTGCAACTTCACGGAAGCCTTGATCAGCACGAAGATCTTTCATAAGTGAAGGATCTGCTATGCAACGATAGTAGCCATCTGCGAAAACTGGTACGTGACGCTTACGTAGACTCTTAACAACTTCTAGAAGGTCAGTTTTTACATTGAACTTAAAGCGCTCAGAAGCGTACTCTGTAGCTGTATAAGCAGTAAGAGTAGTTGAGTTTGTCTTAGCCTTGTTATTAGGGTAGTAGTATCCACCTTGTGAATCACTACTTTGACCACGTGATTCAGTCTTGAAAAGTTCGTCAATGAAGACTCTATCTCTCCATCTCCGGTAGTCATCAAGAAGCGTAAGGCTACCTATTGACTGGTGGAACATATTAAGGTTCCCAGTATCAAGCAGCAAACGCTGAGCGGTCATTAATGTCTCACGAGCAATTTTGAATGTGCTAGGGAGAGCGTTATTATTTGGGTCAGCAGGACCTGTATACTCACGAAGAGATACAAGTACTTTGTCCTTAACGATAGACCTACTGTTTGCTGTACCG